GGGAGTGGAGTTATCTGCTCCCATTCAACTTATTAGGAAAAATGTATGGCAATTGAATTATTTGGATTTTCTATAGGAAGAGTTGACAAGGACGAAAAAAATAAAAAATCTTTCGCACTTCCCGAGCCAGAAGACGGCGCACTTGAAGTCGGCGCAACAGGTGGAGCATATGGAACATATGTAGACCTTGAAGGAGTTGCTAAGAACGAAATTGAATTGATCAAAAAATATCGGGATATGTCTCAATATCCTGAAGCTGATCAAGCTATTGATGATATTATTAATGAAGCTGTTGTTACGAATAGGGAAAATCAACCTGTCACTATCAGTCTAGAAAAATCCCAGCTATCCGAGAATATCAAACATAACATTAAAGTTGAATTTCACGAAATAATGCGTTTGCTTGATTTTCGAAAAATTGGTTATGAAATATTTCGAAAATGGTATGTCGATGGTAGAATATATTTTCACATTATTATAGATACCAAAAATCCCAAACGTGGTATTATTGAACTGCGCCCAATAGATCCCCTAAAAATCAAAAAAATCCGTCAACCAAAATTTACAGATGGGCCTGAAGGTAAAATAATTGATACTTCTGGATTCCAAGAGTATTATCTATTTAATGATAGAGGAATTACGGACAGAGTTGGTGGAAGTACAATTCAAATTTCTGAGGATTCTATCTCTTATGCCCATTCAGGTATATTAGATGCCAATAGAAAAATAGTTTTAAGTCATCTACACAAAGCAATCAAACCTCTTAATCAATTACGAATGATGGAAGATGCGGTTGTCATCTATCGTATCTCACGTGCACCAGAACGAAGAATTTTCTATATTGATGTTGGAAATCTACCCAAGATCAAGGCAGAACAATATCTTCGCGACATTATGAACAAGTACAAGAATAAGTTAGTCTATGATTCACAATCTGGTGAAATCAAAGATGACCGTAAGCATATGAGTATGTTAGAGGATTATTGGCTTCCACGTAGAGAAGGTGGTAGAGGTACAGAAATTACAACGTTGCCAGGAGGAGAGAATCTTGGAGAATTAGCTGATGTTGAATATTTTAAAACAAAACTATACAAATCTCTTAATGTTCCTCCATCGCGACTAGAGCAAGATACTGGTTTCATATTGGGAAGAGCTGAAGAAATTTCAAGAGATGAAGTTAAGTTTACCCGATACATCGAAAGATTGCGTGCACGATTTCAAATTTTATTTGACGATATTTTAGAGAAACAATTGATATTGAAGGGTATTATTTCATCTCAAGATTGGATGACAATAACAGACCATATTACTTATGAGTGGGAATCAGATTCACACTTTAAAGAATTAAAAGATGCTCAAATGATGAAAGAACGATTGGAGATGGTATCAACTAATATGGGATTTAGTGAAGATATTATTGGTAAATTTTTCTCTCTTAATTTTGTAAGAAAAAATATTCTCAAGTTGTCTCAAGAGCAAATTGATGAGATGGAAAAAGAAATTGAACTAGAAAAAGGAACAGGTGGAGGAACTGGTAAATTAGATTGGGAAATAGGAGCAGAATCACATGACCCTATATCGAAGAAAGATGGTAAACCAGACCTAAAAGTAATACGCGGTTAAAATTTATAAATAGTATAAATATAATAGATATCTATAATTAGAGGATAAAAATGTCTGAAACAGCTACAGTTAGTGATATTGTGTCATTGTCACTCAGCGGAGAAAGTGCAGGAGTAAAATCAGCAATTGGTGATGTACTCCAACAAAAGATAATGGTCGCATTAGAAAATAAGAAAAAGGATGTTGGAAGTTCTTTTTTAACAAAAACTCGTGAGAATTCTGAAGTTGTAACACCGGACGCAGTTGAAATACCCACAGAAACAAACGAACAATAAGTAGAAACAATTTAAACTTTTTTAACCAAAACGGAGACAGACTCGAAAGAGCCGGAAAGTTCAGAGGAAATAACAAATGGCAGCTGAAACACAAACGCTGAGAGACACAGAAAAAAAATTAATTATGAAATTTTTTTCCGATGCATCAGAATCGGATGTTAAGAAAATAGATGTATCGACACTTGCTTGGGCAAAACACACACTTACTTTATCTGGTGCTGCAAGTCCGAATTTTAAAATTGGAGAAGTTTTAACAACAGGCGGTTCAGAAACTTTTATTGTTACTGGATTTACTGCAGGAGCATCTACAGTAGAAGTTGTTGGATGGGATAATACAAACAAGAAAGCTACCGCAATCGACACTGGTATGTCTAATGGAGATGCTGTTGTTGGTGGAGTAACTGGAACTAACACTAGAACGGTTGCAAATAGTGGTAATTTTACAGAATTAGATTACAATCTTTTAGTTACTAAGATATTGTGGATATGTAACGGCCTACAAGTTGGAATTGAATGGGATGGGTCTACTGCAGAAAAATATATTGCAGAATTAGCAGGTAATGGAACATGGTCTATGCCTGGAAATGAATTTCCAGGGATACCAGTAAATGCAACTGGTGATTCTGGCAATGTTTTAGGAGATATTCAATTCTCTACAGCAGATCACAGTGGTACTAATTCTTATACAATCATAATGGAATGTAAGAAACAGGCACCAGGGTATGATATTCCAGCATACGAACAAAATAATATACTTGGTTATCCAGTTGATTACGTACTAGGAAATTTCACATAATAGGAGAAATATGAGACTTATATGCGAAGAATTAGATGATGTAGAATTTATATGTGAAACTTCCAAAAGAGGAGAAAAGAATTACTTTATTGAAGGTATATTCATGCAGGCCAATGTAAAAAACAGAAATGGCCGAGTTTATCCAAAGGAGATTCTGCAAAAAGAAACAAAACGCTACGAGCAAAATTATATTAAGCAAAACAGAGCTTTCGGTGAACTTGGCCATCCTGACGGACCAACCGTTAATCTAGAAAGAGTTTCCCACATGATTACAGAGTTGTTTGAAGATGGAAATAATTTCCGGGGACGTGCAAAGATTATGGATACACCTTACGGTAAAATTGTAAAGAATTTAATAGATGAGGGTGCTCGTTTGGGCGTTTCATCTAGAGGAATGGGTTCGTTGAAACCTATTGGACGTAACGTACAACAGGTTCAAGATGATTTTTATCTTGCAACAGCTGCTGATATTGTTGCCGATCCTTCAGCACCAGCGGCATTTGTCAATGGTATTATGGAAGGAAAAGAATGGATATGGGATAACGGAATTCTCGATGAACGAGTGGTTGCCCGAATCGAAAAACAAATAAAAATAACTAATCAAAAGCAATTAGATGAAGTTCAACTAAAAGCTTTTAAGAGTTTTATGTTAAGTTTATAAATTTACTAAATAATAACAATAGTAACACTAATTTAAATTAGATATAGGAGATTTAAATGTCTGAAGAAATTTTGACTCAAGAGTCTGGAGAAAACGCAGAGGAAGAAGCTATTGAAACCTCAGAACAAGATTCTTCAGATGATTTAATAGAAGACGAAGGAGATCTTGAAGTAAGCTTAGAAGATATTCTCGAATATGCTTATGACCAAGAAATAGAAGAAGATCAAGTAGATGAATGGATTGCAGAAAATTTTACTTTAGTAGAAGATGATGAAGAAGATGATGAAGAAGATGACGAAGAAGATGACGAGGAAGAAGATCCCGTTGCTGAAAAGAAAATGTCTTCTAAAGCAAAAGCAGCTAAGAAAAAATATTCAGCATCTGCAGCCGGTAAGGCATCTATCAAAAAATCTAAAAAGAAGCGTTCTAAACCCGGTTATAAGGTTGATCCTGCCCGTGCTAAGAAAATGGCAAAATCACGTGCAAAAGGTGGAATTAGCGCATCAGTTCAAATTCCAAAAACTAAAAACCAGATGCTGAAAAACATCTATGATTCCGTTAATGGAATGTTAAAAGGTGATTTGGCTACCAAGTATGAAGAAATCCTGGCAGCTACTAATCTTGAAACAGTTAAAGAAGAAGTTAAAGAAGACAAAGTTCGAACTAAAGCCGCTATCAGACCAGAAGACATTAAAATAGATGTCAAAGACGATGTTGAAGCCTTAGTAGAAGGCGAGAAAGGTCTTTCTGCAGATTTTAAACAAAAAGCCTCAACAATCTTCGAAGCTGCAGTTCAATCAAAAGTTATTGAACAAGTTAATAAGAAAATGGAAGAACTTGAAACTCAACTAAAATCAGACCAAGATTCAAGTTCTGAAGAATTTACAAACGAACTTACAGAAAAGGTCGATGGATATTTGACATATATTGTAGAAGAGTGGATGCAAGAAAATGAACTGGCAATCGAACGCGGTATTCGTACCGAGTTGGTTGAAGATTTCATGTCCGGACTCAGAACTCTTTTCACAGAACATTACATTGATATTCCAGAAGAAAAAGTTGACATGGTTGATGACTTATTCACAAAAGTCGAAGACCTTGAAACCTCTTTGGATGAGGAAATCAATCGTGGAGTAGAACTCCAAAAAGAATTGTCTCAGTTCAAAAAAGACGATGCCCTTCGTAGTGCAACTAAAGATTTGGCCGATACTGAAACGGAAAAAATCTCAAAGTTAGCAGAAGGTATCGAATATGAGAACGATGAGCAATATATTGAAAAATTGAATGTACTTAAAGAAAGTTATTTTCCTAAATCTGAAGCAGTTACCTCAGAGATCGCGGAAACTGATGAAACAATTGACGTTTCTGATGAATCTGAACGAAAGGAAAAAATCTTGACTGAAGAAATGAAACAATATACATCAGCGATTAAACGCTATCATAATTAATTTTAATATTAATTTTAATTTTATAACCTATAGGAGAAAAATATGTACCTAGCTGAAGACCTTCAAAAGAAGTGGGCTCCGGTTCTTGCACATGAAGACCTTCCTCCGATTAAAGATAATTATCGGAGGGCAGTAACCGCAGTTCTTTTGGAAAACCAAGAGAGAGCAATGCGGGAGCAAGCCAATCAAGAAGGTGGAATCTTTGGAAACTTGCAAGAAGCAGCTCATGCAAATAAAACAGGTGGAAATATCGATTATGTCGATCCTGTTCTAATTTCGTTGGTTCGTAGAGCCATGCCTAATCTGATTGCTTATGATGTTTGTGGTGTTCAACCGATGACAGGTCCAACCGGACTTATCTTCGCGATGAAAGCTCACTATACATCTCAGGCATCAGTTGAGGCTGGACACGATGAAGCCAACACTGACTTTACCGGTATTGCGGGAACACACTCTGCTAACAGTAACCCAGCAGATGCCAACATGACTACCGGTACTGGTATGACAACCGCCAATGCAGAATTAATTGGTGACGGAAGTACTTCAAATTATGAAAATTTCCCACAGATGGCATTTGCCATTGACAAGGTAACTGTTACCGCTAAGTCCCGTGCACTCAAAGCTGAGTACACAATGGAATTGGCTCAGGATCTTAAAGCCGTTCACGGTTTGGATGCTGAAACAGAATTGTCAAATATTCTGTCTGCAGAAATTCTTGCAGAAATTAACAGGGAAGTTCTGAGAACCATTTATATTAATGCTAAAACTGGTGCGGCTCATAATACTACATCCGCCGGTACTTTTGACCTTGATACTGATTCCAATGGTCGTTGGTCAGTTGAGAAGTTCAAAGGTCTGATGTTCCAGATTGAACGTGAAGCTAATGCAATTGCAAAAGACACAAGGCGTGGAAAAGGTAATGTCCTGATCACATCGTCTGATGTAGCTTCTGCTCTAGCAATGGCTGGTCAACTTTCACAGCCTGATATGGGTAATAACCTTAATGTTGACGATACAGGAGCCACAATGGTTGGTACTCTGAATGGTCGATTCAAAGTTTATGTTGATCCATATGCACCATCCGCAGCAACTAACTATTTCACAGTTGGTTACAAAGGATCAAGTGCTTATGATGCTGGTCTTTTCTACTGTCCTTACGTTCCATTGCAAATGGTTCGTGCGGTCGGTGAGAACTCTTTCCAACCTAAGATTGGATTCAAGACCCGTTACGGTTTAGTTTCTAATCCATTTGCAAACGATACAGGTTCCGCTAATAACGGTGCTGGTGACGGTTCGCTTACAGCTAACGCTAATCGATACTATCGCCACGTTATCGTTGCCAACCTTATGTAAAATATCTTTTACTGAGGTAGGATTGAATTGGGGTGGCTTCTGGTCACCCCTTTTTTTATGCTTACTAAATATTAGTATGAATGATACTGTTTTTGTGCTTGGTAATGGGTCTAGTAGAAAAAATATTGACCCAAAGTTGTTACCAGGATTAGTTATAGGATGTAATGCGTGTTATCGTGATTTTAAACCAGATGTAATTTGTGCTTTAGATGCTGGAATAATAAGTGATATTATTGAATCTGGATTTGATGGAGATTGTTATTTTACAACCAGATCATGGAGCCTATTACCGGCAAGTGCTAAACCATCATTATCTAACGGTTCAGAACATGAAACAAAAAGAAAGGAAGGTGATGATCAATTTGTTTTTATTTCTGGACTTGATCCTGGAGTAACACAATCCCAAAATTATATTATATGGGTTCCAAAGAAGATGGAACACAAAATTAAAAATATAAATTATGAATACACTGGACCGGATAAGTCTACAGGAACTGCAGCAGTATATGTTGCGTGTAGAGATTTTAATCCAAAGAAAGTTTACTTACTGGGATTTGATCATAAAAGTAACAAATATGATAACCTTTATGCAAATACTCCACATTATTACAAAAGTGATGAGGAAACCTGGGGATCGACACATAGAGGATGGACAAAGGAACTTTTAGAAATTATGACAGAATTTCCTAATATAGAATTTTATTGGGTTAATTATGGTGGATATGTATTTTCAGATGGCGCATTTCAAAAAAATTTACACTTCCTCGATGAAAAGGAAATATGGCAAGTTTAGCAAATCAACCAAAAAATATAAATTATCTAACGAATGTACAGTTTAAATTTGAACTTGTAGATTATCCAGGAGTTACTTTTTTTGTCCAGGGAGTTAATTTACCTGGATTATCGACGCAAGCAGCACAAATGCCCTTTCCACGACAGCCAGGAATTCAAAAGAATTTGGGTGTTATAGAATTTGAAATGCTTAGTATACAATTTCTTGTAGATGAATATTTAAAAAATTATACAGATATTTGGTCCTGGATGATGGATAAAAGCGGGGAAGATACGTCTGCAGTATTAACTCTATTGTCCAGTTATATGAACCCCTTTATGGAAATACATTTTAATGCTGTTTTTCCAATTGGTTTATCAGAACTTTTAT